TTTCCATACCATCCTGACAGATTTCCTTTAGCAAATCCACAGCACGGTCTACAATGATACTCTCCCTAGTATCATCTCCAACGGAGAAGACAACATCCCCCTTCTCATCTTTCATGTTTATTCCAGCGGGCCAAACATTCGCCTGACGCTTACGCAGAATTACTGTGATAGCTGCAAGCATCTCCATTTTAGCCCCGGTGGTCTCGAGGATAATCTGGGCGAACTTACTAACCTGCTGGATAATACGCCACTGGTTCGGGTAGTCATCTACCAAATCCTGACGATCAATGTCGTGATAGATGATATCCTGCTTAGGAATCTCCACACCAGCAGACTTACGATCTCTGGCGATGTACCTACCAGCCAAGTGGTGCTGTAGTTCATCTAGCGCACCACTACGGAACTCCCACCTATTAGTGTAGACATTCCTACGGCAGTACATGCTCAAGAAGACATTCTTGTCGTGGAAGATTTCTGGCAACACAAGATGCAGCAGTGGGAACATTTCAACTGGCCTGTTAAGAATAGGTGTTCCCGTCATTGGAAAGACATTCTTAACGCTGCATCTAGCGTAGGCTTCATACTTATCACGTCGAGTGTCAAAGCCACAGCTGTCACACTGCCAGTAATGCTCGAACCTACTAATATTGAACTGAGTAAAGATTCCGCTACAGCGGGGACAGCTATTCTCAGCGAAGACTATCTTCTTCACACCTTTAAAGGCACTAGTATCAGTATCCTTGATGGCGTGTGCCTCGTCCATTATAACAGTATCAAACCTGCACTCAGCCAACAAGTCCAGAAGATGGGGGTCCTTACGCCAAGCTTCGTAGTTGATAACTACTGTATATTCAGCGAGGCGTTTAAGGGTCATGAAAGTAACGTCTCTCATCCCGCGGGTCATCTTATACATCAAGATGTTGTTACGGTGTGGCGCCCACCTAGTTACTTGAGCGTAGAAGGTCTTACAGACATCAGCTGGCGCAATGATAAGTATCTTCTGTGCATGCAATAGGTCCGCAGTTGCTAGCACAGTAAGTGTCTTACCAAGTCGCATCTTGTCAGCTAAAATACCTCGCTTGACATTACTAAGTGCTAGAGCCCCCTCAATCTGGTGCTTAAGGATAAACTCATGCCAATAGTAACCCGTACTAAGGTTATCGAATTCCAGCCGACGCCGTTCCCAATCAGCTTTCTGTCGTTCTCTATCTAGAGCTAGCCTCAGTCTGCGTTCCAGGTTGAGGATTTCAATACCTAGCTCACGGATAGTACGTCGAACATCCCACAATTCTTCATCAATTTCCCCTCGCTCTGTAGCGAGAGCATCGATCTTAGCTTGCATCTCTTCGCGTATACGCTTAATTTCAGCGTTAATCTCTTTAGCGCGATCTTCTTTAACAGCAATGCTTGCAGCTAGAGTATCTCTCTCTGACACTTTTGCTGTAAGCTCATCCCCAATGATTTCTGACTCTGAGCGTACTAGCTCGAGCTTAGTGATAGTGTCAAAAGAAAAGATACTCTCCACTTCTTACTCCTCTATATGTAGCGCATAGCAATAGAAAGAACGTATTTCTGCAATCTTATTTCTTGTCGTTAGCATCACACTCCCTACGGTGTACTTATCTACGTTAGTGTACTGGTCACACTTTCCATCTGACCATATCACGCACATGTTATACAGTTGCATTTACTTTAGCCTTATTAGGGACGCTCAGGTAGCTAAGTACGTTGAGGATGGACTCGTAATCTGTGCTATCCCAGATATCCCAGTGTGTGCCACGGATCTTAGATTGCATGGGCCCTGGGAGACTTAGGAATAGTGCCCTACCTACAGGCATTTGTCCAATATTACGAATGAACTTATCATTGCGTGAACCACTAAGGTTACACTGTTCTTTGAAGAAACAATGGATAATGTAGTAAAAGTCTGCCGTGTTGATTTTCATTAGATGACATCCCTCTTCCCACAAGTGTTACTTGCACATGGCTTACACATAGGCCAATCGTCGCCATCCTTATCTGTCCAGAGATTAGTAGTTTCTACGTTGCACTCACAAACACAAACACAGTCTTTTAGTTCATCAGACTGCTTAGGCCGATCAGTCTGTTCAGTCACGTCAAAGAAAACATATTGTTCCAGAGTGCCATCTTGCTTCATATCTTTCTTGATATTATCGGCCGTATTAGGAAACACTACTGTGCTAGTCCACCACTTAGACTCTGCCCTGTCCGTCTTCTTAATATACATAACATAGTTCTTAGGCTCAGCCATTTCACACCTTCCTAATCGTCATATTACAGCAAGCGAAATCATCATTCGGGATAGCATAGATAAGGTTAGTGTCAGCTGGAATATTGGCGTCTATCACATCTTTAGGGAACCACCCAATACTAACTAGTGCTGTACGGTAGACACAACCGTCTTTCCACTGCGTAATCTTACGCTGTTCCTTGTAAACCTCGTAGGCCATGTTATACCTTCCCTGTCACTATGTCTAGAAGGTCTGGGTCCTTACGCCTATCGTCTTCTGCTATACGCACTAGATAAGTGTACATAGCGTAAGTGACTAGTATGTTCGCTCTCAGCTCTGTATCGGGCCAGTTACTATTTTCTATGCGCTCAAATAGCACATGTTCTGTCCCTCTAAGAGACAACACCATTTCGTATAGTTCTTTTTGTGTTGTGTCATCTATAAGTGTGTAGTCTACACCCAAGTTCTTAACATGTGAAGCACTTTTAAACGCTACAGGGCGGTCAAGTACCCACTTAGCACCAATTAGGATTAGCCACTCTTCTAAGCTGTCTGTTACTACTCGGTACCTATTGTCCGGTCCCTTCATTAACCCTGGTGAGTTAAAGACTCTACTGAACTTATTCTTCGCTACACCAAAGAGCACCTCTAGTTCATTCTGCGTAAAGCCTCGCATACCTTGCTTCGTAAAGGCCCGAAATATATCCTCCGGTCCTATAGCACCTTTAATTTATGTCACCTCCTAATCTCAACGAAAGGTGTGTGCAGAGTTTTTACACACATAATAAACCAGAAGAGCCATGCCATGCACAATAGAATATACCCCACTAGATATAAACGTCCCTTCATTATTCAGAACCTATGCTGAGCGCAGTACCACACATTTTCATGGAGAGTGTAACCTTCTTCCATTGGAACAGAAGAATCTATTTCTTCGGAACTATCTTCCCATTGGTAAACTGTTACACAGCCTTGTGCATAGTACCCACACTCTATCTTATGCTTGAACATCGGAACCCTTTCCTTTTTCTGCTCAGGGAAGGTAGCTGTGACAAGTGGCTTTCCGTCCACAGTTACCTCGTAATAAGTAATCATCTCTGCACTAACAAGTGAATCCGCTGCATCGCTACAGAGCGTAAGTTGTTTCTGATTGTGTGCATAGAAGGTGATTTTTAAGTTATCCAACTCATAGAGCTTAATAGTCCACATAATTAGTAAACCTTTCCTTGTCCGGAATGTGGGGCATGCGGCATAGGGGAAGTATAGGGGAGAATGTCCGAATTGGGTAGTCTGGGCTGTTATGTCGCACCGGTCTACGGTCTCCGTAGACGGTAGACCGAGCATATGGTTGAACGCTCACCGTCTACTAGGTCGGTAGACATGCAGGTCAGAGGGGGGTCGGCTGTCTACAAGATCGTAAAATAGTCCCCGGAATATGGGAATAAAGGTAGGTCGCTTAGCGACCGTACTTTATTCCCAATTATTCCACTAATTAATTATTTTTTCTTTCTTTAACTTCATTCTAAACGAAAAAATAGGTTACGCTAGGTATTATATCCATATTCCCTAACGAAATAGTCGAGTTGTTTTTAAGAATATAAATGATACAAAATGGACTCGACGAAGTTAAAAACCTATTTAAACTAGTAGAACTTAGTTAAAACTTGGTAAGGGCTCTAATAATGGAATACTAACACTCTCTCATTATCAGTATTATCTAGTGCTAGGCCCTTAACTAAAGTTATGGGGACTTTCCTCTATTTAATTCTCAATATACTAGCACTAATAAGAGTCATCAACTGTCTTATTGTGCTTGTGCTTTCCGAACTAGTGCAACTCTACTCCCCTAGCACGAACCCGTCAAATTTCCGGAGGTTCCCGGACAAAGCGGACATTTTGGTACACATGACGCATAACGCCGCATTGTTTCCATGCGGACTATAGTGGAAAGAATATAGCCCCAACTCCCTAAGGAATTGGGGCTATATTCTTGTGGAACTATTCAGTTCTTAGTTCTTGGGAGACACCCGAACTTCGTAGTTCTTCTCCCCTGCGGTGAAACCGAACTCGACGATGGTGGAAAGGTCCTGAGTTCCTGCGGTTTCATAGAGAGGACCCTGAAGATCCTTCGCTGAGACATTGACATCCTTACCAGCATCCTTGGAAATGAGCTGAGCGAGGACAGTCAGGTTGGTAACTCGCTTCTCCTCCGGCTTGCCCGCATCCTTGACAGTAAAGACATCAATCCAAGCTTCCGAACCGGCGACTCGGTATTCAATCTTGGCGAATCGCGGACGGGGAATACCAGCGGAAGATGCTCCACCACGACCAGTACCAGGAGCAGCCTTGATTTCAGGAACATCTTCCAGAGCCTTCTCAACACCAGGGAAGCTCAGGAGAGTCTTACGCATATCCCGCGCCTGAGAGACAAGGTCCTTATACTGAGCTGTAATCTTTTCGACATCAATCGGCTCTTGAGAAACGAAGCCCTTCTCAATGATGTACTTCTCAACAGCAGCTTGATTCTTGAGAATTTCCTCGTTAACCGAGTTGTACCACTTACGGTACTTGAGAATGTTCGCGTCATCCGTTTCTGCCTCATCGCGGAACTGGTGAAGCAGAAGGTCCTTACTGCCCGCTGCCACAAGCTTATCTGCAAGAGAGTTGGCGTTGGTGATCAGATCACCCAGAACCTGCGTGCCAGCGGTGACGAAATTGTTGAGTGTGTCAGCGGACATGGTGTCCACCCTTTCTAGGTGTTGTGGTCGGGGCCTGACTTCAAGTGCCAGACTACTCCTCTAGCGCCACTATGTCAATTCATCGGACGCGTGGAGCTCTGTAGCGGGAACAATTCGGGCAAGCCGCCGCATTTGTTTCCATGCAGCTTAAAGAAATTGGGCTAATCCCTTGAGGGACTAACCCAATTTCTTTACTCGTTGGGGTATTGGTCGAGATAGACTTTGAGAAGGGCTATCAGCTCCTCCGGCTTACCTTCTGGGAGCTTTCCCTCCGGTGTCTCATTGGCAACAAGCAACTTCATTATTGCCAGCATGAGTGGGTAACCCTCTGAGAGCATCAGGCCTTGTCCTCCATCAGTTTCTCAACAATCGACTTGGCTTCCAAGAGAGATAGTGCTGGGAAACTCTCTCGGAGCGTCTTGACTGCGAGGACCTTCTTGTCGTCACGGATAGCAGCGAAGGTGACAGGATACTCGCCGTAGTGGTTGTGCGAGTAGGTGAGCATTTCAGCAATCGCAGAGATAAGTGCAGTGTTCTCTCTCCTGTTGTTGTAAGTGCGAGCATCAGCGAGTTCTCTGTCCAGCTGCTCAATCGTTCTTCCGCGCTGTTCATCCTGAGAGCCCAGGCGGACGAAGTTCGCGTTCAGAGTATTGAGGGCAGACTGTGCGCTATCCAGAGCAGAAGTCGTGTTCTCCAAGGTATCCTGTAGATACCTCACATCCGCGACGAGTGACAGGAAATACCTCATCCGCTTGGCTGAGACCTTGAACTTCATTGTGTCTCCTCTGCTCTGTTCCCTGCTGACATCTAAAGACTATCGCAGTTCGGCTAGTTAGTCAAGAAACCATGTTGTACAGGTCGCCGCGCCGCCCTTTGTTTCCATTATAGTATCTAACTTCCACTTCACATTAATATTCAATGTGTACTAAGCTAACTTCCACCTAATATACTAATTTACTTGTGTACTAAGTAGTTACTTATCTACTTGACATCTCGTATATGTTACCGTAGTATTTAGATATGATTAATCCTTATAAAGCAGCTAGGGAGGATCTTGGTTTATCCCAAGCATCTGTAGCCGAGGCTTCTAATGTCTCTAGACATTATGTGCTTCGTGTAGAACAAGGTTTATTCCATGTCCCTAGTCCTCGCCTAAGCACAACTCTTAATATAAGTCATATGGAACTTACAGATACTTACCATGAATGGCAGCATATTACTCGTGCTTTAGCTGCCCCTTCTGTAGCGGAGGGCGTAGAAAAGTATTTTCAAAGTGTACTAGTTCCTCTACAGAATAAACATCCTCATATAAAGCTACGTCAGTGTATTACAGATTCACAAGTGGCTTTTTGCATCCTGCTTAAGATTCAGCCTTCTAGACTAAGTGCATATGAAAAATCTAAAGGCATTACATTACCACTATTTCTAAAGGAGGCTTACTTTGACTGCGGAGTCACCCCTGAACAGCTTAATAGAATCGAATCCAGATTCCGAGGAGCTACTCTCAGATAAAGTAAGACACCTTATACAGTGGGTTTACCTTTTCTATGTCAATAATAAACGTAAACCCAGACCCGATGAAATTTGGTCTGCAAACAAAGAAATGTATAGTTCCCCTTTAGAAGTAGCTACTTTATTAGATACTAGAGGCTTTAAGCGGTGTATTAACTTACGTGGTGTTTACTGGACAAATGATAAAAACTTAACGTCAGAACAAATGTACGCTATCTCTTTTATTACTGACCCCACACAAATTGGCACACTTAGGGCACGGTTAAGTAAGATAGGCATTACGTACGCTAAGTGGAAAGGTTGGATGTCTAACGGTGTATTCCGTAACGCATTCAACACAGTAGCGTCACAGCTACTAGAAGATAACTTCCACGAAGTAGATAGAGGACTACTTAAGAGTGCAAGTAATGGTGATGTTACAGCAATTAAATTTGCGTATGAGATTACTGGTCGCTACGATCCGGCGAAAAAGCAGGCGCTTGATGTGGCGTCGGTGTTAGCGCAAGTGGTAGAAATTATCTGCAAGCACGTTAAAGACCCGGCAGCATTACAAGCAATTGGCGGAGAACTGACTATGTTAAGTGGTAGTCAGGGGATTAGAACAGACCTTGCAGCCCCCCGACCTGCGTATATAGCAATGGAGCCGGTTCGGGAGCCAACCCCTTGGACGGCCGAAAACGAGCCTTTTTACAAAATTACGCCCCTAGAAGGAGAAATTTTTAATGGGAACGCTGACAACTAAGCTAGGTTTGTTTAAGCCAGCGGACACAGATAACGTAAGTAATGAAACAGATTTAAACGATAACTATGACGTAATAGACGCGGCGATGGGAGAACTTCCCTGTACTAGCACTACGAGACCTACTGGTTCGCTATTGTGGGCGGGTAGGCAAATCTATGAGACAGACACCTTACGAAGCTATGTTTATACTGGAAGTGCTTGGGTACCAATTCTAGGACAAGGCTGTGTTAGGCGACTTGTAGAAGATGAAACCAGTGCTGTGTCAAGTAATATAGGTGCCACAGAAACGATAGTATGGACACTGAACTATAACACACGAGCAGCGTACAGATATACCACCACGTGGATTTGTAAGCTGTCCCAGAGTGTGGCGAATGAAAGATTTTATGCTAGGTTACGTAAAAACACAGTTGGCGGGACGCTGTACTATGAAACGGCTGTGCAAAACCCTGTGGCTAGTCAGGGTTTTACAGTGACTATAGGCAAAGTATGGCCTGGAGCTGCCACAGAAGCAGTTTCTTTGAACCTTACAATAGAGCGTCAAACAGGAGGAGGAACTATGGCACTAGACGCGAAAAGTTCTGCGTGGGTGGATGAAATCTCATGAGCTTAAAAGATCCTTCTCTTTTAAAGGACCCTTTTCTAGATAGTAAGTCTCGACAGGAAAATGTAGTAGATTCCAGGGTGGTAGGTGCTTTCCATACGAGAGATGATTTAGATACCAGTAAACAAGCACATCATCACTCTATAGGAGTAAGTTCTGCCACCGCCTGTAGCGGGAACCATAATCATAGAGGAAGTGATAGCGCATTACTACTAGAGGGTGTTACCCTTACAGGGTCACGTGGAGGTAATGCAGCCCTTCCAAGTATTATCTCTGCCCTAGTAGAACTAGGTGCAACAGACTCTACTACTGCATAGGATTGATTATGGAAATACGTAGCTTTGGTTGGGCTCTGGAGATGTTAGAAGAAGGGCATAGGGTTAGTCGTCGTAATTGGAATGGGCCTGGGCAGTATCTGGAACTTCAAGTTCCAGATGAGCATTCAAAAATGACGTTACCGTATATTTTTATTACTACTGTTCAGGGTGACAGGGTTCCTTGGTTAGCAAGCCAGACAGACATGCTGTCTAAGGACTGGGGCTGCGCGAAAACCTGTCAGTATGCAGCAACTCCGGTAGAGGGGTAATACAGTGGATCAGGGTACTTGTCTTCGTACAGACAGCCAGATTAAGAGTATAGTACGCCAGTATATAGACAGCCACTTAGACAAGAGTGATCCTCCTGTTGAGTATACTATCTATGTAGTATGGTTTTGTTACATCCTAGGTGGATGGAAGGCACTAGTATCTTCTACACTTTCTGACGACATGTACTACGAAGTTGCCTACAACAAAGATAAGTATGAAACATATCTCGACGCCTACAAGAAGTTAGAGAATGCTGTCTACACAGAAGCTCTCTAGTTAAGGGCTGCTAATGCCGCCTCGTAGGAAACAAAAAGATATGGACCTCGCCGAGATGTTTCGACATCTCGGCGAGAAAGTCCGTATTCAAGCGCGAGAACCAAATGTCTTAGCGTATGTACCTCATGCTAAACAGCTGTTGTTCCATAGTAGTTCCGCCAAGATTAGACTGTACATCGGTGGTAACCGTAGCGGGAAAACAGTAGGTGGCATTACAGAAGATATCTTTTATATGAAAGGTGAACATCCGTATAAAAGAATCTTCGAGCCGCCTACTAGAGGACGTATTCTTAGCACCGACTTCACATACGGCATCAACCAGGTAATCATTCCTAAGCTAAGGCAGTGGTTACCTCCCAGCATGTTAACTAATGGTAATTGGGATGATAGCTACAGTAATGAATTCAAGTTACTAACACTAGCTAATGGTTCTACAGTAGAGCTAATGACTTATGAGCAAAATCCAGATAAGTTCCAAGGTACTAGTCGTCACTGGACACATTATGATGAAGAACCACCACACCCTATTTATAAAGAGTGTCAAGCGCGTTTAATTGATACTTATGGCGACTGTTGGCTTACTATGACGCCTGTAGAAGGTATGAGTTGGGTCTATGATAGTATCTATTTAAAAGGTACAGAAGAAAAACATCCTAACATCTTTGTGGTAGTTATTGATATTCATGAGAATCCTTACCTATCTGTTGAAGCTATTGACGCCTATCTGGAGACACTGGACGACGATCCAGAAGAACGAAAAGCTAGAGAAAAAGGACTATTTGTTCAACTCGGTGGTAAGGTTTACAAGAAGTTTAACCAAGAAGAACATGTAATTCCTGCTCTCGAACCAGCAGAAATTAAAGCACTACTCAAATTTGACTGGTACAGGTCTATGGACCATGGGTATAATAATCCTACAGCCTGGTATTGGCACGCAGTCAAACCAGATGGTTCGGTGATTACGTTTGCAGAGCACTATGCTCGAGAGATGACAGTAGAAGAACACGCTAAAATTGTGTTAGCTATGGACGCTGAATTTGGTAAAGAACCTGAGTTCTGCGTTGGTGACCCTGCCACACAACAACGACAAGGTGTAACAGGTACTAGTATAGCAGTAGAGTATGCAAAATACGGTATTTACATCGCACCGGGTAATAATGACGTCCTAACAGGTGTCGGTAAAGTACAACAGTATCTAAAATATAATCCTAAAACTCTACGGCCTTATTGGCAAATCACAGATAACTGCCCTAATCTAACTAAAGAGATGGCTAGACTTAGGTGGAAGACTTATTCTAGCAAGAAGGCACAGTCAGAAAATAACCCACAGGAACAGATACATAAGCATAATGACCACGGCTGTGACGCCACTAGATACTTCTTTGCAAGCCAACCAGATCTAGAAACAACTCTCGACTCCCCTGTAGCGAAGTTGCCAGTCAGCACAGCAGTGCAGTCTTATGACCAGTTGTTAGCTAAGATGTATTTAGGTGACGACACCGTTCCTTTTTCTGATGAACAAAAAACACAGTGGGCTTTTAATATCAATCCTATGGAGTGGGATTTCTGATGGCAGTATATGAAAAGTATAACAACATTGTAGGTCCTAAGAAAGGCGGACCGTACTTAGATGAACTGGAGCTTTTAGAAGAGGAAAAGGTTCGTGCTGGTAGAGAAAAGCGTGAACCAAAGTATGATCAGCTGGAAGGTTTTTTCTACCCTTCTAGTAGCCCTGTCTCAGATAATGAGGAAAGTTTAAGTCTTGATTTTGGTGGTATTAATGAGTGAAGACGGAGAAAGTCGATATAAGTTCAAGATACTGCCAGCTCCTGCTGCACTTCCCACAAAATGTATTGCATGCGGGTGTAGCACAAAACCAGTAGTTGATTTTGCATGTGATATTGATTGGTATGGTGCAGTCTATTTTTGTGAGGACTGTATAGTAGAAGCTGCACGGATGTTTGGTATGGTGTCTACAGAGCAATATAATAAGGTTTTTGATGAGGCACAGCGTCTTAACAGTAACATGAAAGATGCAACTAATACTATTGAAGATGCAGTAAGGGAAATTAATGAAAGAGTACACCTCCTTAGTGCTGATATCGGTACTGTCCTTGCTGTTCCTTGGCAGCGTGGCACTGATAGTAGTACAGAAGGTACAGAAGAACAGCCAGCAGTTAGTAAGTCAAGCATTGATGCAACTAGAAAAAACAGTAGGACTGCTAGCAGCAAAGGGTCCGTTGGAGTACCAGATGATACAGTCAATGAACCAGAACTCAGCTTTGGATTCAATTGACCCCCAAGATCCATCGGATCTTGGGGAGTATGAACAGATGATTAATGAGGGGAGGTTAGATGAGTCCGAAGCAGCGGCTCTCGAACAGCTTGGCATCCCTCCTGAGTGGACAAGCCACCTCTAATGATCCTGGAGAGTCTTTACTAGGTAAGATACAAGAAGGTAAGGAAGCTACTCAATTAGCTGCATGGGTTAAATCATCGTATACTGATGCTAAGAGTACACGCTCTCGTACAGAGCTTTCTTGGAGCATGAACTTAGCTTTCTTCTATGGCAAACAGTGGTTAGAAGTAACTGCTATCAGTGGAGGAAAACTAATCCAACCTAAAGCACCGCCTTACCGTGTGCGACAGACTATTAACAGGATTCGTCCTGCTATTAGGACAGAGATTTCACGTTTAATTTCTCAAAAGCCTACTGCTAGTATTATTCCTTCATCTAGCGATGATGAGGATTTAGCAGCAGCATATGCAGGTGAACAGCTATGGGAAGCAATTTCCCAGAAAAAGAAATATCAACGAGAGCTTCGTCTAACTGCGTTCTGGACCCTTATTTGTGGTACAGGATTCATGAAAACTTGGTGGGACGCTTCTACTACAGATGAAGGCGGTAACCAGGGAGACATAAAATTTGAGTGCGTAACCCCTTATCATCTGTACGTCCCTGATCTTCGCATCACTGATATCCAGGAACAGCCGTACTTAATCAATGTCTATACACGTACTGTAGCGCAGCTGCAACAAATGTATGGTTCTAGAGGCATAGATATCAGTAAAATGGGTATTAACTCTAATGTAGTAGCGTCACAAGAGATTTTAAGTGATTCAATCTTAAACTTATCTGGTTCGTCTAAAACTGAACCAGATAGCGTGCTGTGCTATGAGCTGTGGGCTAAGCCAGGTGCTCACAAGTTGTTACCTAAAGGTGGAATGGTACAAGTAGCAGGGGATAAAGTTACTTACTGGTCACGCGAAGGTATTCCCTATTCGCATGGTAGGTATCCTTTTGCTAAGCTAGAACACATGCCTACTGGTAAGTTTTATACAGAGTCTACAATTTTAGACTTAATTGGTCCTCAAAGAGAATACAATAGGCTTCGTAGTTTCTTGATTGAAAATCGTAATAGGTCAGCTAAACAGCAATTAGTAGCCGCTAAAGGTTCTGTAGAGCCAAATAAGATTACCACAGAGCCTGGTCAAGTTATTTTCTATAAACCTGGTATGCCTCCACCTGTGCCACTACAGGTGCAGAATATGCCTCCATATGTTATGGAGGAACAGAATCGTATTCTATTAGATATTGAGGATATTTCCGGTCAGCATCAAGTATCTAAAGGTAGTGCTCCTCCTGGTGTCACGGCTGCAACTGCAATTTCATTCTTGCAAGAAAAAGATGATAGCCTCATGGCTACTACTTATGCAAGCATGGAAGAGTTTTGTGAGGAAATAGCCCAACAGACACTAGAGCTAGTTAAACAGTATTGGGATAGCACCCGTACAGTAAAAACTGCTGGGGAAGATGGTAGTTTCGACGTACTACAGCTGCTAGGTTCTAGTATCGATACAGATATACGCATGGAAGGCGGCTCTGCTTTACCAACTAGTAAAGCAGCACGTCAAGCTTTCCTTATGGATATGATGAAAATGGGCTTTATTTCTCCACAAGAGGGATTAAAGCTTATGGACATGGGTGGAGTTCAAAAACTCTATAAGACCCTTAAGGTAGATGAGTCTCAAGCACAGCGTGAAAACATTAAGCTAAAGACAGTAAAAGAAGAAGATATCCAACAGCATATGATGCAGTTCCAATCTCTTGCCATGTCAGGAGACCCTGCTACGCTAGATGCAGAAACACAGATGCCTATGGAGCCTCCGGCTATAGTTCCGGTTAATAGCTGGGATAACCATATGGTGCACATCACAGTACACAATAACTTCCGTAAGACACAGGCTTTTGAAATGCTTCCAGATGTAATTAAAACTGAATTTGAAAAGCATGTAAATGACCATGTAATGGCACAAAATGACGCTATGATGCAGATTCAACAAGCAACAGGACAGGACCCCTCAGCTTTAATGGGCGGTCCAGGTGGTAGTCCAAGTGGAGAACCACCTATGCCAACCACAACTCCAGACAATGCCGGAATTGCTCCGCCAGAGATGATGGGAATGGGATAATGGCGCTAGCGCATGCGGACTTATGCCAGACATTCGGATTTACTGACAAACGCCTAGCTAGAGGTACCGCAGAACCTGGTCTTTCTTCTGAGACTACTTATAGCACTGAGACTAACTTAGACACTGCTCTCGCTACAGCAGATGCTGGGTATTTTACTGCTACTAGGTTAGCTCAAATGACTCGCAACGACAAAGTGTATGCACTTCGTTTAGCTAATGACCCAACAGGTATTTAAGCAAGTGCTTGACTGTGCTATAGAGTAATGTATTCTTTAATTAGCGCACCAGGGCCGCATAGGTACAGTGCAAAAAGGAGCAGCAGTGCCTCCAGAAGATGAAGTTGATCCAGTAGCTGCTTTTACTAGTGCTCTTAGTGGAGTAGAAGAAGAGCCTTCTGTAGTAGAGGAAGCCACTCCCCCGGTAGCTACTCCCCCAGTAGAGTCAACTGGACAGTCTGGCGGGCATCCTGCTTGGCAGGATATATATAATGCTATCCCTGAGTCCCTTCGAGAGAACGTTAAACCAACTCTTGAGGCATGGGACAAAGGTGTTCAGGCTAAGTTAGAACAGGTACACTCGCAGTATGCGCCGTACAAGTCTTTTGCTGAGCAGAATATAGACGCTCAGCAACTTGAGGCAGGGTTGCAACTGTATGGAGCACTTAATAACGACCCTAGAGGATTTTTTGCATACCTTCAGGAGTTTTTAGGTGAGAAACCTCCACAGAACCAGCAGCCTGTTAGCGGGCAGGGCCAAAGTAGTAATACTGTTGACCTAGGAGAGTTTGGGGAGTCTCCGCAAGGAGAAACTGATCCTAGAATTGCACAGCAGTTGAGTGCACTACAGGCTCAGCAGCTACAAATGCAACAGTTTATTCAGGCGCAGCAACAGGCGAAAGCAGAACAAGAGTCTGCTCAATGGCTGACTAGCGAACAAGCCAGACTAACTGCTGATGTTAAGCAGCGACGTGGTATTGACATGGCCCCAGAAGACTGGAATTATGTGCTAGGAGTAGCAGCCGCACATAATAATATGAATCCTAGAGGGAATCCAGCAGAGTCTTTAAATGTAGCCATGAAACAATTTGAAGCACAATTGGATCGTTTTACTAGTCGACCTACAGCTAACTCAACTGCTCCGCCTGTTTTTGCCTCAAGTGGAGGCACACCTTCCACTGCTTTTGACCCTAGTAAGCTAACAGATCTGGAACGTCGAAAATTAGCGGTCCAGATGCTGAATCAGCAACTTAAGGACTGATAATGGGCGCAACCCTTACTACTATTAGTGCAGTAGCTAAAGAGCTGTATGAAGGCAGTCTTAACAAGCAGCTCAATGACGAAACAGTCACCTTAAAGCGTGTTGAGCGCTCTTCTGAGGGTGTTAGTTCTCAGGTTGGCGCAAAATATGTTAACTTCCCTATCCACACCCGTCGTAATGCTGGTGTTGGTGCACGTCGAGAAATGGAAGCACTACCGACCGCAGGTAATCAGTCAACTGCTGGATGCCAGGTTGGGTTACGCTATCTTTACGGTTCAATCCGTATGTCTGGCCAGACACTTAAATTAGCTAAAACTAATACGCAGGCGTTCATTTCTGCGTTAGAACTTGAAATGAACGGTATGAAGTCTGACCTAGCAGTTGACTTCAACCGTCAGATTTACGGTAATGGTACTGGCGCACTTTGTATAGCTACTACTGCCGTAGGTGGTGGTGGCGGAAACACTGTTACTTGTGCCGCTGGGACACAGTGGGTCCAGTTAGGCATGAAGGTTGATTTATACGACGCTACAGGTGCGACTGCAACCTGGACTAACCGTACAGTAACTACTATTACGGACACCGTCGTTACTATTGATGGCGCAGCATTCGTAGTAGTTCTTGGTGACTTCTTAGTTCGCACAGGCTCTGTTGGTGAAACAGATGGTGATCCTCAACGCGAACTAACTGGTCTTGGCAAGATGGTTGCTTCCAGCGGTGCGTTGTACGGTGTAACAGACTCGGTATGGACTTCTGTTATTGACACTAACTCTGGCACTAACAGGGCTCTTTCTGAGGGCCTCATGATTAAAATGGCTGACGATATCCGTAAACGTGGTGGGAAAACTACTGCTATTTTCTCTAACCTCGGCGTACGTAGAAGCTACTTCAACTTACTCGTACAGCAACGACGAGTTACTAACACTCAGAAGTTTGAAGGTGGGTTTAGCGGTTTAGCCTTCTCTACCGACGATGGGGATGTTCCAGTTGTAGTAGACACTCAGGCGAAGTTAAACAGCCAGTATTTTCTCAATGAAAAAGAAATTAAGCTTTTCCAGGAATCCGATTGGTCTTTCATGGATCACGACGGTTCTATGTGGGATCGCGTCACGGGATATGATGCCTATGACGCTACTCTCGTTAAGTATGCAGAAATTGCTACTCATCGTCGTAATTCACAAGGTGAGATTCAGGATATTACTGAGGGTTAATAACCAAAGCAGTAAACCCCTAATGAGGGCCGGGTCTTTTGGCCCGGCCCTCATTGTGTTTTATTAAACGTGGAGAGAGTAAAATGGCCAAGGCCGGTTACAACGTAATGACGCAAGCTTCTGTGGCTCTTGTTGCATCTACAGCCAAGACAGTTTTAGCTGCTACTTCTCCTGCTACACATGGACTAGACCTTAAGAAACTTAGGATAGCTTTTGACAGTGTTACTTACAGTGCTGCACCTGTTCTATTAGAAATAATTACAGGAGATTTAGGTGCAGCTGGCACAAGTACGGCGTGCACAGTAAGGCAAGTATACGGGCGCTCTATCCTATCTACTTCATTTACTGCTGCGTACGGGTACACTGTAGAACCTACTACTCTTACAGTAGTAGATACTACCCTTATCACTCCTGTGGGTGGCACTTTCTGGTATGACTATCCTCTAGGTGACACTCCTGATATTGGAGTATCTTCCCTCATCGGCTTACGCCTTACAGCGCCAGCTGGTGTTAACTGTCGTGCAGCTATGGCGCTAGAGCGGTGCTAATATGCTATTATCTAGACTTGGAGTAGCGCCTACTACCCCCGGAGCCTCAGGGGGTAGGGATAACTTAGTAGCAGGCACTTATAGACCAGGTGCTACAACTACAGGGTATTTAACAGGAACTAGTTTTACAGTAGTAAGTGGAAATGTAACGCACTCTACACCAAGCACTGTGTATAGGAATACTAAATTTGAAGGTAAAGTAACTAGAGCAGCTAGCAACTGTTCGTATCTTAACTGCTGGTTTGCTGGAGAAGCTTCTCCAGTAGCCTCTAGCCCTCTAGTAAACTGTGACAATGATTATACTGGTACTTACTTTGAAGACTGTACTTTCCAGCCAGGCACACCTAATGTGTATCATTCCTATGGTGTTGTGGGCGAGGGTTTTACAGCCAAAAGATGTTACTTTAGATACGCTATAGATGGAGTAAGAATACGTAACCTCAACGGCGCTGTAGCGAGTGTTACAATTGAACAGTCTTTTATTGATGAATTAGCTTGGTGGGCTTCTGATCCAGATCAAGTAGATGGTAGCCACAATGATGGTATTCAGATGGAAGGTGGATCAGGTATTGTAATTAGGTACAACTATATTAGAGGATACAGTTGTCAAACTCCTGGTATTGGTGACCAACCAACAGGTAGAAACCCAAGTCAACCGCAAGCTCTTTCTGCGCTGATGTACACAAATAACGTCAATGCTATTAATGCTCAGGTCTATAGTAATTGGCTTGCTGGTGGCGAAATCACTATAAATGCCACAAAAGATTCTTTATCTGGAACAGATATTGGTTCCATTAGTGATAATACTTTTGAGGCTAATTCGTACTACTCAGGACATTCTTTAGACGTTCAGTCAGGAATGACGTATTCCCAGACTAATAATAGGTATGAGTCTGGAACCCTAATCACAGTGCATTCGGGGTGATGACTAAATGTCTGTTTCTGTGTTAGCGCAAGGAAGTGTAGACGGAGGAAGTTCTTCTGTCCCAAGCCTAACTATGACTTTGCCTGCTTCTCTCGCAGATGGAGATGTGCTTTTAACTCTAATTACTGCTGAAAGAGCTACCAGCACTCCTAGTGCGCCAACTGGATTAAGTAATGCAAGCACCACACTAAGCAATACAGCAAACACCACTATGGCATGGTATGCAGGGTACACAGTGCTCGGCACAGAAGACTCTAGTACAGATATTACTTCCACTATGTCAGGCGGCTTAAGCCGCCGTATGGCAGGCGGTTTTATTGTACTTAGAGGATGTGATTTAGCTACAATTGTAACAGCTGTTGGGTCATATACTGAAAATGGTACAGGTGTTGTTACTGCTACTACAGGAAGTGTGACACCAACAGTAAATGATAGCATGATGGTAGCATTAATGGCTTCATGCTCTAACGTATCCCCCTATGCTCGTACTCAGTCAGTAAATGCACCATATAGTCAACAATTTTTTGACATCTCTACAGCCGCTGCTTCTACTAATGCAATAGTTCATGGAGCTTCACAACTGCTAAGTGGCCAATCAGGTGTACTAACAGCAGGGGCTACATTTAATGATACTACTGCACCAACCCCAACTAAGTTTGCTTGGATAGGTTTTACAGTAGCTATAGGTCCTTCTTCTTTCTGGTTCCCTGGAGTACCTTTGGTTACACCAGAACAAGCTCCAATGAGAGCAGTGTGGTGATATGGCAGCAAGATTAGGTAGACGGCAGCCCACTAACATTTATAGGGCCTCCCCTGTAGCGGATTTAAGCACTATTCTAGCAGAAGTAACTATTCCTTATCCACATACTACTGTAACAGACAAAATAGTGTATGAACTTGACCAAGATGGGTATGTTACTGGAACAATATCAGATAGGGAATACGCAAGATTACTAATTCAAACAGGAGCGCCTAGCGAAGGCCACACTATGATGGACCTGTACAGGCTTGCTGGAGAGGAGCCTAGGATTTATGGATACTAGAAATGCGTACTTGTTAGATTCTCAGTCTGGGCATTTTGTGTCAGGAGAACATCAACGAATCGCAGAGATTATTAACGACTATGACTCAGAGATGACGTTAGTTTGGATACCTCCTGAAAATCGTAACCTGAATGAAGAGTTTCCATTTGCTATTATGCACACTATGCCAGATGGCCATACATATGTTGTACGTAAAGTACGAGAACGAGAAGTTAATGAGGAGCTTGTTGCTTGGCTATGGACTAATGACTTAGCGAAGCAAGGTGTTACTAAGATTAGTCTATATCTAGAATCCCTAGAAAATGCTAAAAAAGCAGTTAAATTGAAACGCGAGATAGAAGAGGCCAAACAACGTAAAGATTTCTGGACATCTGTACTAGAAGGGCCGAACTATTATAGGCACAATGGAAAAACTTTAAGTTAGGAAATTTGGATGCCACTAGCTGGAGCTACTAAAACTGTTGCGGAAGTAGTTACTTACGTACAACGGCAGTTTGGTGATGAATCTGGCGCGCAAGTAACTGATGCTGACATCCTTAGATGGACTAATGCAGCTCAGTTAGAAATTGCACGTCAGACTGACTATAGCCAAGACCTAGCTACTACTGTTTCTGTAGCAGATCAAGAAGGGTATAGCCTTCCTGGAGTAGATATTCTTACAGTAAAAAGTATCTACTACAAAGGAAAGCCATTAAACCATATATCATTTAACACATACCAAGAAAGTATACTGTCCCAGCAGCCTGAAGACTCAGACAATAGTGGGATACCTACTGTCTGGTATGAGTGGAAAGATTCTATCTATTTGTATCCTATTCCGGATACAAGTGGAGAGGCAATTAAACTCTATTTCACAAAAAAGCCTACACTATTGACTCTTACTACAGATACCCTTAGTGCTCCTGATTCACTGTGGCAAGCTATTATACAATTTGTTATGGCTCAAGCGTATGAGCTAGATGATGATCTACAGGGATCAACATATAAGACTAATCAGTTAAAAGAAATGCTAGGTAGTATTGACACTACTTCTAGCCAAAAATACTACCCTATTATTACTGTTCTGGCAGAGGATGCTGACTTATAATGCCAGGACAAATGTTGAAACTTGGTCCCTTTAAAGGTGGGCTGAATAATTTAAGTGACCCTACTTCGATTAAAGATGATGAAGTAGCTTCTTGCATAAACTTTGACTACGATTCTGACGGAACTTTAATTTCTCGCCCACCTATTGCTGCCGATACGGATGGGCCTGTTGCAGCAAAAACAGTTGATTACCTTAGTTACTACATTTCTACTACAGGTGCTGTTTATTTGGTAGCTTGTAGCAATAGTAACCTGTACTATAAGTCAAGTGGCGTCTGGACGTTAATTACTTCGGGAGTAACAGCGTCTGCTGCTATCCAATACCTTAATAAACTATGGGTAGTAGCAGATGAAGGTTCAACAAACAATGGTGGGTCTTGGGATCCTGTTGCAGGTTGGACTACTATTGCGTCTATGCCAAAAGGCAGTGCAATAACCACCTTCAAAGAACGTCTTTGGATTGCTGGTGGTAAGCTTTCTACAAGCAATCAATCTCGTCTTAACTTCTCTGCTATTGCAGATGGCACTACTTGGAATAGTGCTGACTTTTTTGACATTAATCCTGGTGACGGTCAGGCTTTAATTGATATTGTTTCAGTCAGTACCAACTTGTTTCTGTTTAAACAACACTCTACACATGTTATGCAGTATGACTCAGCACCTAGTAAAGCAGTTATTACACCTGTCTCTAGGACTGTTGGTGTCGACGATATACGTTGTATTGTCAACTATGAAAACGTCCTATATGTATACAATGATGGCTATTTGTACGAGTTAATCAACTTTACCTATAACAAAATAAACACACGAATTAGCATAGCGGCAAACGCTACAGGTTCTTATGTGAGACCTATAAGTGTGTCTCTAGTAGGTAATAGAGTTGTCGTCAACTATTACGGGAATATTTTTGTATTTTATTTATTCACACGAACTTGGTCACAGTGGACGGTGGCTTCAGCTATCGGTAAATTTTTACAGACACCCTATAGTGCTTCAGGGTCCACTCCTTATACATATGTAGCTGCTTGTAATACAGCGGATAACAGAAGCACATTCAACTTTGTAGATGGGTACTTAGCGGGTAGAAGTGAATCCGCTACAGCAACGGTGGTATCTAAGATCTATGATTTTAATGCCCCTAATATGTTTAAGAAGCTATATTGGTGGGGCATTGATATATTAGCTAGTGGGTCTTTAGTAGCTACTGTTACACCTGTTATATATAATGCTTCTGTTACGTGGGCACAGATGGCTGCATTTACATGGGCAGAAGTAGCTAGCTATACGTGGAATCGCCCTGCCGCTTCCAACGTCTCTGTGTCTGAAACAATCAATACTACTGGTGCAATTCGTAAGTTCATTAAGATTAAGAAAGCTGTGCGCTTTAGAAACGTATACTTTACACTAGCTTTTACTATTAGCGATTGGCAAAACCCAATTCGTGTGTATAGCATTACACCTGTCATCAACATGAAAGAACAGGTTGTTAAAACAGTTAACTAGGAGGGCACCTTGGTATATCCTAATGGTGTTGCTAAAGGTGGGGGTGGGTTTAATCCTTTTGCAGCAGGGCTTAAAAGATACGGTGCATCTGGCTTACTTACAGGTCCAAACGTGGGCCCTGTAGCAGATAAATCAGGATATAGAGAAAGAGATGCACAAACTGCTGCACGTAGAAATGCAATTCTGCAGCGACTTAAAGCACAAATGTTTAAGCAATACGCTTCCCCCGCTATAGGTAGGAGGATGTACTAATGGCAACTTATATGGACAAGGGCAATACAAAACCAGTAGCCTTACAAGGGCCGTATAAACCTGGAACAGCTACACAGACCCTCTTCAATACAACAGTGCCTAAAATGGCCCAAGCTCCAAAACCCTCTAAAGTTGTGTATACAAATAGTAAGGGAACAGTTTCTACCCCTTACCAGGGGGGCGGTGGCACGTATGGAGGCAGTGGCGGGTCGTATGGAGGCTCTCAGGCCCCTGCCCCAGCCGCTCCTCCTATGGACGTAAATGCCTGGCTAGGACAAGACAGCACTTATCAGTCTCAAGCAGCAGCGTTCATTAAAGCGTTGGCAGATTACAAAGCTCAGCAAGCACATGCTACATCTGATTATAGCACTAACTATGCTGCAAGAACTAATGATCTAGGGATTAACAAAGTAAGGTCTGTTGACAACCAAGCCAACGACTTCGCTGCTCGTGGCACCTATGTTTCAGGTGTCTACGGTAAAGAATATTCAGATTTACTTGGTGATTTTGCTCGCAGACAAAGTGATATGGATACTGCTAAATCTCAGTATTTAGCAGGACTACAACAGGATTATACTAATTTCTTTGGTCAGCAGCAAATTGACCAGACTAAAGCAAAACAGGATGCTATTAATCGTCGAGCATTGCAATACGGAATCTAGGAGTTAAGATGGGATTCCCTTCTCCTGTAGCGCATGGAACAAATCCACAAGCTCAACAGCAGCAACAAGAAGATCCTATGGCTTTAATTATGGCCATGTTGAGTCAACCTGCACCGGATTTTAACACATCTGCACAGCAGCAAGCTGCGCAGATGTATGGCCCGTTGCAGAATAGTGTAAATCAAGCTGGTGCAAATGCTAGGAAGCAAGCTGGTGCTAACGATCAGCAGTTGGCAGCTATGTATGCGGCTTTACAAAAAGATATTGGCGGCCAGTCTACAAATATTAATAGTGCATTTAACTCTGCTCTTGGTGGATCTAAAGCTGCTTACACTCAAGGTCAACAAAGCATTGGTAACAATTACGATCAAGCTATAGGAGATACTGCTGCCTTAATGGCGCGTTTAGGTATCCAAGCAGCAGCAGCGGATCCACGTACTATTCAACAGCAAAATGGGCAAGAAGCATTTCTAAAAAGTATTTTAGGTGTAAATAGTCAAGCAACTCAAAATGATCTTCTTTCAAATAGGCAAAGTAGCCTTAACTTTAACACTGCTTCTCGTAATGCTGCTGGTGCAGCTGGAACTCAAGCTCGATCTAGCCTTACTCAGCAGCTAACTAATAGGCTGAATGAACTTGAACAGCAACGGCTACAGTATTCTGCACAGCAGTCCCAGACAGCACAGACACTAGCTGCACAATTGTCACAAGGCTACGCAGGTAACCAAACTGAACTAGCTAAAATGATGTACGACGCTTATAACAACCAAGCTAATAGAGACAATGATCTATTAAGAACTCAAATATCTTCTAACACTAACAATAGCAGCAACACTAAAATTGGGCCGCTAACTACTGCATTTAGTCAGGCTCAGCAACTACTAGGCAATGAAGGTCAAGCTAGTCAAGCAGTTAATATTGCGCTACAGGTGGGCAATGCTAAGCAGTACCATAACGCCTACCAGTATATTCAGGCTGTACGAGAAGAAGCTAGAAAACAAGCTGCTTCTGACATGACTCGAGCTATCCCAGAAGATGCTTTAGCAGCAGTTGCAGCTACTGTATGGGAAGAGTTAAATCCACAGACACTTTCAAGCTATATGCCATACGGACAGTAAGTAGGTTAAGATGGGCGGAAATCCGTTAATTGACCAGTACCTTAAGAACCTAGCAGCAGTTCAGCAGTTCCGTATTAATAATACACATGCTGGACGTCTAGATTCTTTTAGTGCTGGATCCCCTACCGCATTACAGTTAGCGCTGGAGGCTATGCGGGCTAGGTCGCCCATCGGAACATACACTCCTGCACAAAAAGAAGACAGTGGTTTTAAGTTTAGTTCTTTGTTTAAAGTGCCTGCCGATCAGGAGTGGCTACCTGATTGGATGAAAAAAGCTTACACAGTTTCTCAAATTATTAATCCAGCTGCACTAGCCGGTAGGGCAACAACTGAGGGTATTGCTAAAGCAGCAGAAGTTGGTCCTATTAAATGGGGTATTGAACAGCTATCACGGCCTATGTACGGTGTAGGCTCTATGATAGAAGATACGAATAAAAAAGCAGATGAGATGGGCCGTAGTCGCTGGATTGGCCCAGATGTAGACCCTAAAGCTTTAGCAACATCCTTTCTTGAAGGTATTACTCTTAAAAATAAGGTCACTCCTGGAGAAGCGTTATTAGGGAAACCAGAAGGCCCAGCTGAAGGTTGGGGAGACGTAGGTAAAGGTGCTGCTAGATTCGGGCTAGACGTAGCTTTAGATCCTCTTAGCTACATTGGTGTAGGCGCTGCTACTAAAGCAGGTAAAGTTAGCAAAACTGGTAAAGCAACTGAAATTATTCAAGGGATACCTAAAAAAGAACCTTTAGCTATTGAGAGGCATTCTGTTAGCACTCCTAGGTTTACAGCTGGAACTACTGGTATTGCTGATAGGTTTAACCCTATTCAGCTGGCTGATGAAATTACAGCTAGTTCTTTAACTAAAACTGTGGCTACTACGCCTAAGCTTGCTCATCCTGGTTTAAATGTAGATCCTATCTTCAAGGATGTTACTACTGAAAGTATTGTACGTACTCCTAAGACTGTTACAGAAACTGTAGAAATACCGTCATTTTTAACAGAAGAGCCTAAAGTATCAAAGAGCCTTGCTCAGCGACGTGCCGTTAAAATGGCTATGCTACAATCTCCTGGATATAAAGTCCAAGGTCAATACACCATAAATGATTTACTTAAGACCGCGGCAGAACACCCAGAACGTCAAGCAGACATTGAACGTATAATCAATGCTGAGGTTAATAGAGTATTCAAAGAACGTAAGGTAAATACTGTCTTACCTTCAAGTAAAACTGGACAACAGCTTATTCCTTTCACTGGTCGTGAAGGTACAGGTAAAGCTGCTTTTGGCCTTACACTTGAGCAAGCCACTAAACTTTTCAGTGAAGGTAAAATTGGCGGGACGTTAGGCGGATATGGTAGTAAAGAGGCACAAGACTTTCTTAGTGCTCTGCCTTTTCATGACCCTTCTGATTTTAATATAGCAACACTTAAAAATGCTAAAGGCGCTACTGTAACACTTAAGCAGTATTTGGATGATCTGGGTGTAGATGTTACAGCAGTCACGCCTACTGGGGAACCGAAAAGTATTTTATCACACAGTGTGGATGACTCAGCTTTCGCAAGTATGGTAGTACCTAAGGCTAAAACAAAAACTGTCACAAAAACTATATACGAAGAAGTTAAGAAAACTACTGCAAAAACCCAACGTTTATCTCAAGCAGAATCCATTGCTTGGGCACTAAAGCACCAAGGTGTCTTGTCTAAAGATGAGATTTCTTATCTTCGTATTAGCAAGAATAGAGAAGAGTTCTTTGCTAGAGTAAAGGAGCTATCTACCAAACAAATTGCTGGTGACTTTAAAACACTACAGGCTGTGGTAGATGCGCACAAAGCTGGCCTAATCCCAGCTGAGGCATTTCAAAAGATTCTAGATATTGCAGGTGCTAAGAATGCAACTGAGTTACTCAAAAAAGCAGATAAAATTCTCAATGGCATTAAAGGTAAGTCTAAGGTTACTAGTGCACCTAAAGTAGAACGTATTAAAGGTAAAGCGCCTGACACTGTGTGGGAAGGTGTTAAATCTGTAGACCAAGTAATTTCAGATGTGTCTAAGGGCGATACTAGCCTAGTACAACCAGCCGCACCGGTTGTAACTCAGCAATTAGTTACAGACCTAACTAATGCGATCCCAGAAGCTGTTCAAAAGAATCTAGCACGTGTATTGGACCCTAAAGGTGAGTACAAATGGGAAACAACGATTAAGAAAGCTAAGAGGACATCCCCTGTAGCGGGACAAGGCTATGGGAGAAATCTTCATGGCTGGAATATGTACTCACAGTCAGATGTATTTAGGGCCTTAACAACGGGCGCCTCTAAACGGCTGTATGGAGTTACTAGAGGTAAAACAGGGTCAGCACTTCACGCAGCATTAAGAGTACGTCCCGCTATGATGTATACGCAAGTAATGTCTGCTATGCGTGCTGCTGAGTTTGCACTTAAAAAACAAGGCGTTAAGATAGTAGCAGGGTCTGATAACTCAGGTTTGTTACTATCCATGGTTGATGTGCTAGACAGTTTAGAACCAAGACTTGTCCAGAAGTATCTCTTTAGTACAGCAGATAAGTTTGCACCTAATGTCTACCCAACTAAGTTTATTGCTGCGGCAGAAGCGTACGCCCAGACAGCCATCGGCGGAGGATCATTAGATCTAGCACGTGAAAATGCTATTTCTCTGTTTTCTAAGACAGGAACAGGGGAACGGTTCGGTAAAACTGGATCAGTAGATGAATTAGTAAGCAGTATCGAAACTGCTATGCCTAGTATCATGCAACGAATTACTGCAAATTACGCAGAAGAGAGTATTAAGTTAGGAGAGTCTGTTGTGTCAATGACAGACTCTGTAATTAGTACACTACTTACAGAGTTCTCGAATCCTAGTGTTTCTATTGGTAAAGCTTTTGAGAAACTTATGTCTAGCAGTTCTGATATGGCGGCTGTAGCTAAGAGCATAAGTGCCCCACAAGGAGCTGTACAAACAGCTAAAGTTGTGTTGTCCAGTGAACTTGCTACTAAAGGTATTTCTACTGGTGATTTAGCTGAAGCTGCAATAGCTAATAGAATGACTAGAGCTGCCACACCAGAGGAGGCTGCTAAAATTGGTACGGCTCAACAGAAAACTAGGACTGCTGAGGCTGGACATACTGCTCAAGAAGCAGATGTTGTTGAACTTGGAGATATTTTTGATATCTCTCTTAATGCTGGTGTTTTCAGGGCTAACTCTCCTATGCTGGGAAAAGTTGTTGCCATAAAAGATATGCTAGGAAGAGCACTTTACGCTTCATATGGGCATGCAGATATGCACTATATGGTGCATAAAAACCGTAACGTAGTGCAAGAGTATTCTAGGCTGCACAGGCATATCATGATGAATACTCATGGAATTGCTCGTGCAACTTATGGTGCGGAAGCTAATAGCAAACTAGCGGAGGCTTTTAAGATTCTTCAAACAGGGGCAAAAATTGAAGATCCCAGAATGGTTTCTTTGGTTGAGTCTATGGGTAACTCTATTGGTATTCTATTCGACGGGGGTAACGCCTCTTTCAGCGTTCGCAATGGGTTGTTTTCTTCTCACCTTAATACTGTTCTTAACTATTTTGGTGTACATAGTGCTTACAGGTTTAAAGACGGTGTGCCTCTTACTAAGCAAACAGAATCATGGAAAATGTGGGATGAGGTAACTGACCCACTAGACGTTTTAGATAAAGTACACGCAGCCTATCAACGAGCTACAGTGGAAGTTACGATTGGTAGAGATATCTCTGCACAATGGGGAAGTGGTGTTAAAAAAGAAGGATTTGTTAAAATAACCGATAAACACAGCCGTAGCAAAGTATTTGGCTTTCTAGACTCCAGTCTATACTACCCCAGAGAGATCGTAGAACAGCTTCCACATCTTGATAGATTTTTAGATGAGACGCTATTCCGCAGCAGTAGTGACCTCATGAAGATGTATGACTCTGTGTTGCATGCTTACAAAGCTGGTCTAACTATCTATCGCCCTGGTCACCATATGCGTAACCTTGTTGGTGATATGGGTATGTCATTCTTGGCAGGTGTTACTAATCCTAATAGGTACTACGATGCTATGCGTATACTTAAGGGGCGTGCATCTACTTATTCTGGAGATTGGGACGCATTTAAATCGCTACAGGCGGGAGAGGCAGCGACTGGCGCTAAATTAGGTTCAGATACTGTACTTACTATAGGTAGAAAAAAAGTAAAAGCTACAGACGATGCAGTATGGCGCGGTGCTTTTAATCAAGGCCTTCTGAATGACTACTCAATAATGGAAGACATTGCGTTCAATGAAAGTCAAAAGTTTGGACGTACCACTAAAAAGGCTAGTCTTAGGTATCCTCTAGGTGGTAGGGTTCAAAGAGCAGCAGGTGGGCTATCCCAGAGTCGTGACCATATGGTACGAATCGCCCATTTCGTAGACGTGCTTAAAAAAGGTAAGTTCAACACACTAGAAGAAGCATTTGAAGAAGCAGGTAAAGTAGTACGTAAGTGGCACCCTGACGGATCCGATTTAACTAAGTTTGAACGTCAGACTATGCGTAGAGTCATTCCATTCTATAGTTGGTTCCGTAAGGCTATTCCTCTAGTTTTAGAGGCTATGGTAACTAAACCTGGTCGAGCAATGATTATGCCTAAAGCTAGCTATGAATTTGCTCAGACTATGGGTCTAGACCCTGAAAGCCTAGGAGATCCTTTTCCCCAGGATCAACTATACCCTGACTGGATGCGCGATGATATTCTAGGACCACAGTGGACAGGCAGTCTTGATATCGGGCCTATTCATTTAGGCTCTGACAATGGACAACGTTTTGGTATGAACCCTGGAGATCCTATTTCTGATTTAGGATCAGGATACTTAGGTGGAGATGCTCCTAAACAAGTACTAGGCTCTCTTACGCCTGCTGTCAGGATTCCCTTGGAATTAGGCTCAGGTAATGCCTTAGGTACAGGTGCTCCAATTACAAATACCTCAGAATACTTATCACAACAGCTTCCTGTAATAAGTGTAGCAGGAGCAATTGCAGGTAAGGATGTTCTTGGTGGATGGCAAAATAAATCTGCCGTAGAAAAAGGGTATCAACCAGAAGGTTTAGATCCTATTGCATTACAAAACCTTTTGTTAGGGCTAGGCGTTAAATCGTTCAATAAGCCTAACCATGCTATATCTGCACAGTATGACCTGCGTGACAAACTTCGTGAGCAGGCAGGTAAATAATGGGAACAAACTACCATGCCCAGCTACTACAACGTCTAGACGCTATTAACAGTATTGGAGACAATCAGAATATATTTGCCCAACAGTTAGCAGCACAGCAAGCTCAACAAAGAGCAGCTCAATCGTCGTATAGTTCTACTAGTTATGTTGGTGGTGGTGGTGGTGGAGGCACCTCTAACACTACTGGGTATGTTCCTGCGTCTGGCGCTAAAGGTAATACTTTTGAGAACTTTTTGCATGCTATTTCAGGACGAGAATCTGGAGGAAACTATAAAGCACGCAACCCTGATTCTGGCGCATTAGGTAAATACCAGATTATGCCAGGGAATGTGGGCCCCTGGTCTAGGCAGATTCTTGGCTATTCTATCACGCCACAGCAGTTCTATGCAAGTCCAAAGTATCAAGAACAAATAGCTCAAGGCATGCTTCGTCAATACTATAATCAGTATGGTCCTGGCGGTGCTGCTGTAGCGTGGTATGCAGGTCCAGGAACTGCTTCAAAGTGGATGAAAAATAGAAATAACGGTTACTACAACTCCCCACAAGGAAAGTATAGTAGCATTAATGCATACGCTCTAGGTATCATGCGCGCGATGGGAATTGCATAGTATGCTCAGTCAAGCAGATGGCAGAGCAGATGGCAGGGCTACTGAAGTGTCTTCTAGCGTGTTAGACCAAATTAATGCCAGACTTGGCGAAATTAGAGACGACGTTAAAGACTTAAAAGGACATGTGGACGAAAAATTTGATAAGGTAGCTACAGACTATGTAACTAAAGAGCTACTAAAGGCTATGTTGCAGCCGTACCAGGCTGATATCGCTAGTTTAAAAGAAGATCGTAAAAAACTTGTTTGGATCATTATAGGTGCGGTGTTGCTAGCTGTTATATCATTAGTAATATCAGGTACAGGAGGGTCACTGCGGTGAATTTTAGCCTACAGGATAGAAAGGCAATATCAGCTGGCATCCTAGCTAGTTGTTCGTCTGCTATTCAAGCTGTTGGAGACAGGTCTTTTGATATCGTTGATACTACATTAATTATATGCTCAGGTTTAGTTGCATGGGCCATTACATGGTCCGTTGGAAATTCGAAAACGGACACATCGGACACAACCTACGCAGGTTTCGACCGCAAGTAAAGGTAGACAGGCAAAAGTCCCTCTAGTACACTACGTCATGTGATCAGTCACGGGACGTGGCGACTAGAGGGACTCTGCGTTGTGAGTCCTTCTTCTTTTTATGCTATGGGCAGACCTACAGCTGCGACAGTACAAAAATACTGTAGTAAGTGCCCTGTGCAGAGTAGCTGTCTAGAAGAAGGCATTATTTATGATGAGGACGGAATATGGGGTGGCTTGACTAGGCGTCAAAGAAGAGACTCCCCATATTCAATTTTATTGGAAATTCTAGAGAGGGCAATTCGTGAGGGTTGGTACTATGAGGATCGTCTTGGACAATCTTCACGCTCTCAGCGGATTCGGAACTCAGCTTTTCTTCTTCGGAAGAAGATTGAAGAAGAAAAGCGAGCTGCTGTGCGAGTAGCTTTACCACAGCAGGTGGTAGTATCAATGGAGGTTCCCCTCCCCACCTATCCTCTGGATTTTTTCCAGGAGTCCACCGTATTCCAATTTTTTCTAGCGCCTTAGCTCTACAATTGTCGCTACAATAACCTACACCGCGGTAATTAGTACCAAAAGGCTCTTGACATTCTTCGCGTTTGCAGGTCTTGTACATGAATCGCGCAGGCTTCTCTAGCGCTAGAAGCAAAGCTTCTGCTTCATAGTATGCAGGAAGTTGCCTAGTTGATGCTACTTCCACTGCCTGGACAACTTGATGCTTTTTCTCAGCAAACTTACTGAGGTCATGTCCGGCAGCTTTAGCCTGAGCTATGAGTTTTTCCATAGCTCGGGCTGTTTTTTGTGCTGGCTTCATGGTGTCTCCTTCCGTTGTGCGTACTGCTTTTCTAGCTCAGTAGGAATAATACCCTGCAAGTGAAGGTAGTACATGCCATGCAACGTGGCTGAGATTTGATGAGACATTGCATGATCTGTTGGCATTTTTATTTGAAACCACATTTGTGCAATAGATAGAATGCTGTCTGCTTGTTCAACTACTTTCAATTTATGCCGAATAGCCCACGACCTAATTGCACCAATAGTTTGGATAGTTTCTACTCTAGAGCCCTTATGGGATTGCAGTTTATGCGGTTTAATTATATATCTTTCATATACCACCACGTCTCCCGCTACAGGGGTCTGTCCTTCTAAAAAATGGACTAGGCCATCAAAAGTTAACTGGCCTATGTCTAGTAAATCACCTCCATCTTCAAACCTAGCGTAGCCTATAGTATTAGAGTGTCCGGCGCCTGGGTCAAATGCGTATAAGGCCATTAGACGTCGTACCTTCTAAACTCTAGGGAATAAGACTTATCCTTCCAATTCCAGACGATGCCACTAACGTGAAGCCACCTATTCATTCGTGTACGTCGAATTGGACCACCATTTTTGCCTGCAAACATCCATTTAAAATGATTTATAGTACGTAGACGTCTATTCCATTTTGTTAGTTGCATTAGCATCCTTCTTTATCTACGTGAAGTGCTGGAATGGATACAAGCACTATAAGAGATACGTCAAACTCTAGTGCTTCTTTTGTAGTCCTTTCTAATGTAGGATTACTAGTGATTTCGTTGTCTATCTCTTGTTCCATTCTTGCTACTGTTTTTATTATCAGAGAGCCCAGCTCACTCGCATTAGAGTCTAGTTCTAGGTCATTAAGTTCTTCATCACTGAGGACGAGTCTGAATTCTTTCCAGTCGCCCCAAGGTACTATCCTTATCTCACTCATAGCACGGCCTCCGCTGTACATTCGAGCATGTGCTCTTTTATGCATTTTAAAAAGTCTCTAGTAGTGAATATACCGCCGCTAGGTAGCTCAATAAGGCTGCTACAACGGCCGCAAAATACATCGTCGTTGTAGTAGTAGATTAACCAATCAACTTCCCCACCTATGGACGTCAACTCGGAATCTGATTCCGAAGTCAGGTTGAACATCTTCCATAACTCTTTTAATTTCTGGTAAAACCTCATGTGCTACCTCATCTCTCACAGCAAACACTACTGAGTCGTGTACTTGGAGTAGCATCTTACAGTCTGAACCGTCTACAGTATCGTAGAGTCTTCTCATAGTACCCTCTACGATGTCTGCTGCCCCACCCTGACAGGCAGAATTGAAAGCTTTATGCGCTTCTTCATCTACAAATCTGAAATGACGGTATCTTCCAGACCATAGTTTAATACGCTTATTCTTCTTAGCTGTACTTGACGCTAGATTAGACGCATTTTTGAATCCCGGGTATCCTGCGAAAAATTGGGCTCGCATTTGCTCTGCCGTAAGCGCATCCACGTTGAAGACGTTTTTGATTCGGCGAATACCTCCACCATACTGGATTGTGTATACCAATGTCTTCTGATCGTTACGAGTAAGCCCTGTTTTTTCCGCCATCTCAGTAAAGATATCACGTGTGTCATCAGCAAAAAGCTCCATTAAACTAGCATCACGTGAGTAATGTGTTGCCAGTCGTAACTCTAGCTGTGAGTAGTCTCCTTCGTATAGTGTCCACCCTGGGTCTTCAATGAAAACTTTCTTCATCTCACCATTCCAGGGATGAAGTGATTTTTTAGGAATTTGCTGTAGGTTAGGGCTCTCGCAAGACCAACGACCAGTTTTAGTACGGTGCAACTTATAGTTTGGCCTTAGCCTACCGTCTGGACTTAGTAATGCTACATACGGCTTATAGTTAGAACTTACTGCTTTTTGCCAACCACGATATGCTCTAATTAATTTTGCTGTGTCATTGTCCCTTCTTTCTAGCATCTCGTCGTACTCTTCCATCGCATACTTGTCAAAGGAAGGGTTACCTGTTGGGGTTACTTTAACTATTGGTAAACCTAGCTCTGTCAGCAACAGATGTGCTAGGTCCTTATTAGATCCTGGATTTCTACCTAGGATCTCCCTAATATCTTCTAGCTGTTCATCTCCAATATACGCCATTCGTTCACTTAGCGGTACATCAATCTTTATTCCTCTGCGTTCCATTGCCCTAACAATATTGATTATCTGTCTCTTACCTATCCAGTAACCTTCTAGCCCTTCTGCTTTGAACTTAGGGTGAAGATGCTCAAATAGACGTAGAGTTAAGTCAGCGTCGTAAGAAGCGTATTCATACATCTCAGGAGATGGGATTGTGTCCCATCCATGCTTATCTGTCCAACGTTTAAACTCTGGACTGTCCTTTTTACCTGGATCATCAATCCAATGTTTAGACGTGGAGTTCAGACTCTGAGAATAAATATTTTCATTTAGCAGATAGCTCATCATCATGGTACAATAGTCGGCAGTGCCTCCTATGACCACACCGATAGTGCCAAGGGATTCCAAATCGAATTTCAAATTGTGATATACGTTCGGGAAGCCCTGAGATTCCCTGAACTTCAAAACTTCTCGTAGCTGTTCTAGATACTGCTTTTCTAAGTTTTCTCCAAACCTGTGGCGAAACGGCATATAGTGAGATAGTAACCCTCGAGGATGACGATAAGCGAACGATATGCCTTGGCAATACCCTCTCCCATCCCTAAGATCCTCACCATTAGTTTCTGTGTCTACAGCTACTACGGGGGCTGTAGCGGCGGCATTTAGTACGTCAACTAAATCCAAATGTTGGTCTGGATTCCGGTGGCTTACTGGTACTTTCGAGAAGTCCATTAGGTGTGTCTATCTCCAACTGAGTAGTGAACTGGAGGTGCTCCATTCGCTTAATCTTAAACGGACTACGCTTTCTGGCTAACCTATTTTTTACCACTGTTAGCTCAATATCGTCTACTGTCGGTCCTCCTGGCCACAGAGAAATGCCAAAGTCTAAACCGGCAGCAATGTATTGACTACCATAGATATCTGCTTGATCTTTAGGCTTCTTGTTACCCTCTTGTGGTTTACGCGTATGGTGAATTACTACGAAGTAACATCCATACTTATTACGAAGTTGGCGTAGATAAGCAAAAAATGAACGAACCTCTAAGTCACTTTGTAGGTCTTTTATAACTTGTCCTAGAGAATCAATGTAAACACCGGTAGGACCAATCTCAGCTAAGAGCATCTCTAGGAAAGCTTTACCTTCGGGTTTAAATAGAGGAATAGGCTCACCAATTGGCGCGATTACGAAATTGTTTTGTAGCCCTTCCATATCTTCTGGTTGATATGCTTGTGCCATATTGTGAGAGAAGAATCCTAAATCGTTAGCACCCATTTCCAATGAGATAAGAAGACTTTTATGCGCCTGTAGCGGAGTCCATCCTAGGAACTCTTTACCTAGAGCAAACCTCATGCCCATATTTAAAGCCAGCTGAGTTTTACCTGTACCAGGAGGACCTACTACTAATCCTACTCCCCCTTGTGCTATTAGGTTTTTAACTACCCACTCTACCCTAAGGTCTAAGGCATTAAAATCTAAGAAGCCGTAGTACAGCTTCTTGTCTACCGCTACAGGGGTTATTTCGTCGAGTAGTCCAGCGAATGTAGGGTCTTCTACTTTATGAGGAAACTTCTGACGGGCTTTATTGACAATATCTAGTAGCCGTCTGATCCTGTCATTACGTTCTTTGAACTTACCCCATTTGTCGTCAATCCATAGCATAATTGCGTATGCTTCTGAATCTGTCATACCTAGTTCACAGCAGTGGTAAGCTACTCTCATCATCGCAGAACTACGCGACCCAACAGGTAACTCATCTTTTACTACCAGTGCCAAAGTATCTGATTCTAGTGTGTAACTCCCTAGAACAGTTTCTACTTTAGGCAGATTTGCATAGTCAATTGAATCTTTGACTAGTTCTTTTACTGGTTTTAGAGTTAGGAACCCATCTGCGTTATATCTAGTTTCGTCAAAGGAGCATACCAGTACAGGTAAGGGTTCAGGTCTTTTAATACCTCCAGACCTAGTGTAGGATGTTGTGTATGGAGGTCGAAGTAATTGTCCGACATCCCATCCACTAGTGTCTGCTCCGTAGGTGTAAGCAATTGCTCGGTTAGTTCCTTCGATCCATGCTGTATCTTCTTGGAACTCATCTAGTCTCCAGTATACGTGCCTATGTGACTCTGTGGAAGACTGTATCTCTAGGCTGGGAGGCCCCGGAACGGGGCCAGACGGCCCGCTATCATGATCGTTTGGCGTCTGGCCCCACTCGTCAGGGGGACTTTTGTCGAAATCAGCCCATACCATGTATGAACCTACGACATCTCCAGGAGCAATTACCTTCTTCCAAGGCTTGTTGTAGATAGCGGGAGAAAAGTACACATCTTTTTGCTGGGCTGCTGAGGCTAGAACGTGCTTTACTACATGTTCTGCGTGCAGCGGCCACCTAAAGAAATACTTTTTCCAGGCGCCATCATTGGCCTTGACAGGTACATACACGTATCCTTCAACACTCCCCCACATCAAGCTAAAGAACTGGGTTAACCCCTCTCTGGGTTCAGTGCTGAATGACACATCTCACCACCTACAAGTCTAGTTTGAATGAAAAAAGATCTGTACCAAAATCAAACTCATCTTTCTTATCAAGTATCTTCTCTGTTACTACTTTCTCTACTACTGGGATTTCTACATTCGTGGTTGGACGTACTCTGAAAAAACAACTAGGCGGTGGAATTTTTCCAACTTTGATTCTATTCCTCTTTACTGCTTCTGGTCCTGGTGCTACGTCATTTGTCTTATGTGCTTCTAGACAGTTCCAGCAGAATGGTTCATGAATGTCGAATGCTGGGTGCCTAAAATCAAATAAGAAGAAACTTTCACACAACCCGCATTCGTATAGGTCCCAATGCTTCTGCTTCTTACAAGCAGAACATACTTTAAGCGTAGTGCTCCAGTCGGGGGCTGGCTGTTTAGCTGAAAAGAAATCCTCTCCCCCACAAAGACAGACCTTCCCTCTAAGCTCGCTGGGAAGGTCTGCTGTGAATTGCAATGGCCCTACTGTGCCATTGCTGTATTGGACGTATAGCGTCATTAGTATCTCTCCCGTTCTAGTAAGATGTTTCTACTAAGATACTAATTCTAATTACAAGTGGACTAACTGGGACTTGAACCCAGGACCGCCATCTTATAAGGATGGTGCTCTAACCTACTGAGCTATTAGTCCATGCTAGGTATACTATTCAACAAGTAGTAAGTATGGGGTTTTTTTCTTATAGTAGTCCCAGACATCTTTTGCACTTTTACCTATTGTCCAATGAGCAATAGGAGGAGCCTCTGTTATTCGTTTAGTGTTCCTGTCAACTATTAAACCAAAAGTTGCATGCTGTAGTTTTATTACAATCATCATGTGCCCTAGGTGGGACTCGAACCCACACTGTTCCGATTTTAAATCGGATTTCTCTGCCGTTGGAATACTAGGGCCTGGTGCCAGGAGGTTCCTAGTGACGTAGTTCCCTGGCATTTTAAGGGGGCGGATTATCACTCATAAATTTCAGCTATGCTCCCATAGCCTACTACCGCACTTCACTCTGATCCCTCATCAATCCACTACAGGGCCACCCCTCACAGGTTACTGTAGCGGAAGTTTAATTACTGATGGATAGCCACCGCAGCATTAGCCCACATCATAGTTTCTTGAATTGATGTAAGAGCTAGTGACTTCTCACGAGACTCAGGAAGCATGTCGTTCAGCCCCGCAGCTACCTCAGAACAGATAGCCCTGATTAACTCGTGCTGCTCTCGGACTACGTCACTAGTTGGTTTGTGATAAGCGAATCTATTGGCAAGTTCTGCTGGATCTATCATTAATACTCCTTAGTCGTCGAACGGGTTAGAGCCACCAGACGAAACAGTGCTGATCCCACCCTCAGGAACCACTACCTCTCCTGGCTTAGCAGCCCGAGAGTAAATAGAAGGATAGTCCGAACCTGCCTTGTGCTTAACAGTCAGGACAGATGGCAGACCGATAAGGTCCTCTGGCTTGGTCTGATTAATCCTTGACTCAGGAACACCCAGATTCAGCATCTCTTTCTTGAGGAAGGAAAGAGCCTCTTGGTACTTTTGTTTGGCTTCATCAGTCATGAGAGCCATATCTTCTGGTGAGAGTCGCTTGGGGATATTGTGCCAGGTTTGGAGAATCCGGCCAGCTTTCCCCCCTTCGACAATGGTACGCTTGATAACCAAACTCTTCTTGGTCTTGTCCGCGTTGTCGACTACACTAACTTCTGTGACGATAGTAGGGTACACGCCAGCTGGAATTTTAAACGGATCGTCGTCGGCCGAAGCAACGTCTAGGTCACCAAAGATGTTGTCTTCAAACATTGTTACTCTACCTCAATTCCTACGAATGAATCATCAGTATCTGTGTTGTCTAGTATCTCAGTCACCAGTTCGTTTGTGTCTACCTCTCCTCTTTTGCCTTCGATGTACTCAACTACACCCTCAATGAGTTCATCGAAACTGATTTTTTCTCCCAGCCCATCAATTCGTGTCTTGGCGATAACACGACGGGTTGGATGCACTCTAACACTTCTAACGTAGACAGTCTCGCCTGAGCTATCTTCACGGGTGTTAGCAGACACATAGCCTACTAGCAGCATCTCTTCACGTAGTTTAGAGGACAGTTTAGGCATAAACGCTGGAGAGACAACTTCGATATTTAAGTTATCCTTGTCTCTCCGGATATGAGAGACATGAATAACATGCGCTGGAGTACCGTGAAGTGCTAGTAGCGTACGTTTACCTCTTTGAGTAGCAGCATTCATGTCCGGTTGTTTAGGCTCATCTGGGTCTTTCTCAGGATCTTTTTTAGCTCTAACCTGAGTAACCAGGAGTAGATCCTGATCCGCCATAGACGACGACTCATCTAGGATTACCACACCTACGTTATCAAATGGTGGTGGAGTTTTAGCCGCATTAAGTGCAAGTGCAAGAGTATCAATCTGAGAATACCCTTTATACCGCATTCTCACGACCCCTGGGCGTAAGTAAGCCCATCTAGGGTTCATGAGAGTAGCATATCCCTCTTTATAGTCGATGTACAAAATCTTTTTATCTTTAGGACAAATAGCTTTTGCTAGTTGGATGGCCAGTACAGTTTTACCTGTACCACTTTCTCCGTACAGCATAGCTAAGATTTTTGGTGTGCTTGTGTCCATGTCTTCCATAGACGCTAGCAGGTTACTAAGAAGTATTTCTTTTTCAGTTTGTGCTGGAGTTCGTTCATCGATAGGTTCAGACATTAGTCTTCCTCTACAGCGTAGCCATATCTCGTGTTTACCTCATAGTTGAATTTACGTTCCATCTTACCGTCGCCGCCATTAGCTTCCACGGCGCATAGGCTTTTAAAGGGACAGCTTCTACACACTGTCTGGTTAGCGTTTCTAGATACCTTAGTTTCCCACTCCCCTACTTCTAAAGACCTAAGATCTAGCATCCGCTCTGACGCATTTACTAGATCACGAAATGCATTTTGAATCCTAGGAGTAGACAAACGTAGAGGGGCTAGAAGATATTTGTCACTCTCGTTATTGAGCTTACGGTATCGAATAAAACCGTACATCCCGTCACGGACGTTTAAACCTAACGCCCTAGCTGCTCCTACATACCTAGGTAACTGCGGGGCTAGGGACATAAAATCTGCGTCATAGAAGTCATATGTAAACTTCCAATCAACAAATTTCTTTTGTCCATCTGTGTCATAGATACAAGCATCTACTGTGAACGCATAAGTAAAGTCTGGAAAATCTAGCATGTACTCTGCTTCTACAGTTTCAATTATCCAGCCACTAATACGATCCTCGTACCACTCTACAAACCCTTTAGCCAAAATAAGTGCTGCTGCCACTATAGGAGGGTTTGAGTTACTTCTCAACTCTACTACAGCTTGATTTGCCATGACAGCTAATCTTGCCTGATGGCCACCTGTAGCGGAAAAGTATGCTTTTAACAATGAATGACCGGTAATACCTCTATTTAAGGCGTCACTCATACCGTTACTACGAATTAGTTTTTCACCAAAAGCGTAGTAGTGTCTACGCTCACATTGAACAAAACTATCTACCTCAGAGTGACTCAGGATTGGTAGGTTCATCTGGGAGAACTCCCGTAAGTAGGTACTGCTGAATCTTGTCTGCGTCTATTAGAAGGTCATAGATAGTTTCGTGGGATACAGATGTTGCTAGGGTTACTACTCGTTCACGTAGTGCTGCTTTCTGTTCCTCTGACATTGTGACCTGTTCAATATCAGTTGTTGCAGGATTAAAAAGAAAGCCACTAAGGTTGTCCATCTTCTTCCTCTACTTTTCGTTGAGATGGTACAGTATTCCAGTACACTTCTGAACTAAGGATTTCTTCCATTGTTGCTTTAGTTGTTCCATCATGCGGAGCCCATTGGTCTGTGCCAAAAAGCTCTGTAAAAACGAGGTCGTTACGAGTATGCCAACGATTGTGGCAGTCAACGCATACTCGGTGTACATTACCCTCAGAATTGTTAAGAGTATTTTTGTCAGGGCCATGGTGGCGGTTAGTAGCAACGCCACCCGGACAGCCAATAATAGGAAACCTACCACCACCTGCAAACTTAAGAGCCAACCATTCACATGCCATTCCTTCCTCAATTGGATACAGTACGGCGGCTCTTTTTCGTCCAGTAGATTGGGGATCAGTAACATCTTCGTTGGCTTTGACTGGCCCGGTTCTAGCATTCTGTAAATCTTCCAAGTGCGCATTAGTATGTTGACCGCCACAACAGCAAACTAATTTCTCTAAGTCTGGATTAATACATTCTTCGTCAAAACCAGTAGCACAAGGCATGCAAAAGTTATTATTTTGATTTAGCATAAGAAAAGGCCCCGGGAAACTAATGTCCCGGGGCCTCACCTAATTGGTAGGGCTACTGTCGTGCGCTGCTTCACCCTGTCTAGGTAAAGCGTAGCACACCGACACGGGACGAGTCTAATCGAACAGGTGTCAGCCTTGGGTCTTGCCCAAGACCCTGATCAGTGCTGCCTCAACATCGGCAGGTGTTAGACCTCCCACTTGTGCAGGAGGTAGTGCCTTGACTACAGCTTGTGCGATCGCTACAATTGCTTCTTCTGGTGTTAGAAAGTGCTTTGTGAGTAGTGCTTCTACACTAGAAGCACTTAGCCCAGTTTGTGGATTAGCATATGCCAGTAGACGGCTATATTGTGCTCGAGGAATAGTCTTTACAGTGGGTTTAAGAAACTCAAATCGAGGATAATTAACAGGCCATACACCTTGCTCATCTATGTAATAGACACCATCGTTCGGTAATTTACCTTCTGGCTCAACAAAAGTTCCCATTAGTGGAACATCTCCATTCACAAGAGCTTTGGCTAGGTTAATTAAATCTGGAATCTGAGCTACCCTATCATTTCCAGGGCAAACGTGGTTATTTGGATTCCAAGCATCAAATTGCCTGTGGTATCCGATCCCAGGACTTTTAGCTGTATTACATAGCACTAAGGGTATGTCATGGGTAATGTGTGCCCAAACTAGAAAGTATGCAAGTTCTTTGATCTGTATATTATTCCAAGCACCAGTTGCATACCCTTGTGTTTCGACTGAGATGTAACCATACCTCTTAGCACCAGCTGTCCAGGAATTGCCAGCAGCTTGTGCGTCTGCTTCTCTGGTAGAGTCTCTATACTGCTCCCATATACCGATTTTGTTTAGGAAGAAGTTAGACTCTACCCCTTGACTAGGACCATTGAAATAGTTAAAGAGACTACTAGAATTTCCTCCGTCTACATGGAGAATAACCCCAATAGGCTCAATTACTGGGTCTCTTTCTAATCCCGATACAGGGAGCCACTTAGCCTTTGGATATCTTGCCATTACATTTGTCCTTACCTTGGCTTCACTTTTCCAGTCGGATCTAGTACGAACTTGTTACAAGGACAGATCATGACTATACAAGGTGTTCGTACTTCAAACCTTTTAGTATCATCTGGCGAAGGTACCTCTACTAGTCTTTCAGGATGAGCCCCGTTAGTGTGTCCGCACTCCTTACATCTTTTCATACTGTATACACGACTTCCTTTACGTTATAGAAAGCCATAAACTTCCAACAGTCATTACAAGGCCGAGAGAGTCTGGGTTCCCCACATTTACCTACTCTAGCCACGTACAATACTAGTTTAGGTGTTTTAATTCCTGGGGAACCCAGACTTCTCAAAGCCGCGACTTCTGCGTGCACAGAGAAGTTACTCTTCACATTCCTAGGGACATTCTTATTGACATTGGTAGCCAGAGCCACGATATTACCAGAGTTAACTACAACTGCTCCGTGCCGTTGTCTACACACAGAAGCATTTGCTGTAGCGACGGCAATATCAAGAAACCTTTTGTCCCTAGTAGATAGACTAGCTAACTTCTCCTTTGATTCCCCTAGAAGGCAAGCTCTCCAGGGGTATCATTGTCACCATCACCGATTTCCTCCTCATCTTCTTCAGTATCTTGCAGAATACTATCCGGGTCACTGTACACAAACTCTACCACTGTACTCAATGTAGTGATGTCACTGCCGTCAGACTCTACCAACGTTGTAATTGCGTCTGCTTCCGTAGTCTCGTACTCAGTAATCTCTTCCTTGGTGTAGAGCTTACTGAGGTTATAGATTTCTGGGTCCATGACCTGCTCTTGAATGAAGACCCGTGTTACCTTTACGCGCATCCTGTTTTTTGCCATTGGTGCTATAACCCCTTATTGTAGGTATTTTAGTTTAACGAACAGGTATGGTATATCTACCTCTAGATGTGATGGAAATAGATGTGGATACCCCCAGGGTTCTTGGGAAGGAATTAGAACCGGACCTTCTGATATGCGTCGAAAGTCCTTACTCCAAAACATGTCGTACGGACCAATGGCCCCTTCGGGAACTTCCCACTCTTCTTGAGTGTAGTACTTGCCTGTACATTTGAAAAGAATCACTTCTACTTTCGCCATCACCTTACCTCCATAGCTACCATGTCAATACTATTATCGGTCAAAAAGAGTGTCCCATTTTTGGTACTCAGTGCAATTTAGTACAGGTGAAGGGCATGTACTATAGTCCCGAATAACAGGAGGCTTGTAGTAAGAATACGAGGTAAAAAAGATACCTAATAGAATAAGTGCTGTGACAATTCTTCGTGGCGTCATTTCTTTATACCTATCAGAATTAATCTTTAGAGTCATGCTCCCCCACCTGGACTTGAACCAGGAACCAGCTGATTAACAGTCAGCTACTCTGCCAATTGAGTTATAGGGGAATAACCCGCTACAGATGAAGTGGGAGGTTTTGTATAGTAGCTGCCTAATTAATCGAAAGGCATTATAGTCGCTATTAAAAGAAACAACGACACCCGGCTCACGTATCACGGGTACTATTTTTGTGAGCAGGTCTAACGGGCCACGTATTAGACCTGAACGTATACTTATTAGTATACTCTCCCTTATAAAGGGCCGATAGATGGGGGTAACGACCCTAATAATACTAATCAATAGGAACCAAACAATGGTGGTAGAAATGATTTTGTACAGTGGTGGGATCTAATCCTCTTCAACCCGACTTAGCGCACGGGCACTGTTTTTGTCTGTATGATAAAGCTACAGGAGAACCTAGGTCACTACTCCTTGTTCTCTCACTTCTGTATAAACTCCGATAGTCCTTAGTGTGAGGACACCGAAGAGCTAATTAGCGGTACTGCGCCCAGTTTTATACGACTACTGCGTCCAGTAGTTACGGGTTATTGGGCAACCCACACGCAAGGTGTTTACTTGTTGTCTTTAAGCTACTCAGCCCACGGTTTCGGCTACCCGAACGTTTATGTCGGACCCCACGGTTTCGCTGTAGCACCTTGCCGCACTGAGCTTAAGTAATCTCATCTGTCTCCCCTTCTATACACATTGTTGTGTGAAGCAGGAGGCACACGCTTTACAACAGATCCGCTCAGTCGGGATTACTTGAGAGCAGTTTTGTTCTCGAGGTTGGAAGCCTCGGGTCATACTCAGGACCCACACTCATTTCCGAATTGTCCGCACTCTCACAGTCCATCTGCGGCTATTTCCATCAGAGTTTCAGGGTTAGTGTGGAAACCCGCTTTGTTCATAGGGGAGTAGTAAGG